GTTTTGATTCGCCAGTGCCGGCCTCACGCAAAAAGTGACAAAAATTGTCAGTTTAACTTTTTAGCACAGTGTGATATAGTGTACTTATGGTGAACCTAAAGTTAACAAGTAGAGCAGAATTTGCAAGAATGGCAGGTGTTTCAGCAGCAGCTATCACGAAAGCAAGTAGTGGAGTTTTAAAAGCTGCTTGCGTGGGCAGTAGAATTAATATGGAACACAAAGCAGCAGAAAAGTATTTACAAGCAAAACAACCTGATGGGATTATGGCTACAGGATTTGACCCGCATTTCGAAGATGCAGTAAAAATTTGCAGAGATGCTAACAAATATTCCATTCGTTTCATAAAAACAAGTTTTGGTGTTGGAACCGTCCGAGCTACCAAAATTGTGGCTTTAATGAAAGCAGCGGGAATAATACCAGGGCCGGGGGAACCAAAACCAATAATAAAAAAACCAGAACCCCCACCAATTAAACCAAGGGTAATTAAAGGCCACACAGCTAAAAGGCAAACAAAAAAATCAGAAGCCATACAGAATATATCTACAGAATCATATAAACATGAAATCCCTGATGATATGCAAATTTTCGCTGATATGACTCTCCGTGATTTAATAGAGCGTTTCGGAACTGATATTGCGTTTTTAGACTGGTTGAAAGCTGTAAAAGAGTTAGAAAACATCGAAGCAAAGAGAATAAAAAATGCAGAGTCAGCAGGTGTTTTAATAAATAGAGAACTTGTGAGGACGGGAATTATAGAGCCGATCAATAACGCTCATATACAATTACTCACAGATGGAGCAAAAACCCTGGCTTTAAAGATACAAACAATGGTACAGGCGAAAGAGGACTTAGCAGAGATTGAAGAATCAGTAGTAGATCAAATGTCAAGTTTCATCCGTCCAGTAAAAGATAAAATAATGAAAGCACTTAAGAAAGCATAATTATGATTGATTTAAACACATTAGGTAAAGATTGGTTGTTAGAAATGGTCGAAGGTTTAACAGATTATATTGACCATGTTACCCCTTCGAAATTTAATGAAGAATTTAGATATTTACCAGCGAGTGTGACCTCAATACCAGGGTATATACGTTATAGTGTAAATCCTTTTATGCGTGAAATTATAGACAACGCTGATGTTAATTCTCCGGTGCGAGAAACAAATTTAAAAAAAGGCGTACAGATAACATACTCAACGGCGTTAGAATCTATAACATTTTATTTTATGTGCCACGTGAAAGTTTTGCCGATCATGTATATGACGGCAGATAAAGAACTTGCTTCTGCTCGTATTGAAAATAATTTTATACCAATGCTCACACAATCTGATATGGCTCATATTATCCGATCAAGTGACACTGGAAATTCACGTAAAACAGGAAAGACAAAAAACCATATTCAGTTTGAAGGCGGAGGGTATTTAATTCCGTTTGGAGCAAAAAACGCTGATAAAATGAGATCTTTTTCAATTTGTGTGATGCAGAAAGACGAAATAGATGCATGGCCGGAAGTAGTAGGAAAAGACGGGGACCCTGATGTATTATCAGATCATAGGTGTAAAGGATATTGGGAACGTAGGAAAATATTCAGAGGTAGCACTCCGACCATATGGGGTGTTTCTAAGATACAAAAAGCATACCTCAACGGCGACCAGCGCAAATATATGGTAAATTGTAAACATTGTGGTTTTTCTCAAGAACTTCGGTGGGAAACACATAATAAAGAAACAGGTATAAAAGGCGGGTTTAAATGGGATATGGATGACGGGGTATTAATTCTTGAGTCAGTGAGATACTGCTGTTGTAAATGCGGTGGTGAACATTATGAGCATGACAAAGCCAGGTTGTTTTCGGAGAAACATGGAGCATATTGGAAACCTACCGCAAGACCGAAGGAACCTGGGATAAGATCTTATCACCTACCAAGTTTTTATTCTCCGATAGGTATGGCGCCTTGGTATAGTTGTGTGTTGGATTATTTAGCTGGATACGATCCGGAAACGAAAAAAGTTATCGATATTGGAAAATATCAGGCTTTTTATAATAATGTTTTAGCAGAACCATTCAAAATATTAGGTGATAGAATTGTTTTCCAGCAAGTTTCAGCACACCGTAGGGCTGAGTATAGACTTGGAGAGATACCAAACATATATGCGGAAAAATGGAGCGGATCCCCTATTCTTTTTCTTACATGCCAAGTGGATGTACATAAAAATGATCTTGCTGTTTCAGTAATGGGGTGGTGCAAAGAATCAAAACCTTATATCATAGATTATTGGCGTTTCGAAGTCAACGAAAAAGAGAATGATTGTGGAGAGATTAATTGTTCGGTATGGGGTAGACTCCGTGAGTTAATAGAAGAGAAAGAATACACCGCCGATGACGGAAAACAATATAAAATAATAATAACTTTGGTTGATGCGGGATATGTAAACGATACAGTAACAACATTTTGTTCAGCTTATGAATCTGGTGTTTATCCAATTTTAGGAAGAGATAGACCGGGAAAAAATCAAAAAATTTCTGAGTTTGCAGAATTTAAAACACAAAGTGGTACAAAAGGTTATAAAATTTTAGTTGATCATTATAAAGATCGTAACGCACCTGTTTTGAGAAGAGGGTGGAATGAAGCAGAAGGACAACAAAAGCCATATCATTTTAACGCGCCTGTCGATATTACAGACGCACAGTTAATGGAATTAACAAGAGAAGTCCGACGCGAAGAGAAAAATGAACGAGGTGAAGTAACTTATGTATGGTATCGCCCCGGTAATGCTAAAAATGAATTGTGGGATTTACTCGTTTATGGACATGCCGCTGTGGAAATACTCGCCTGGATAATCTGCATTGAACATTTCGAGTTAGAAAATATTAACTGGCAACAATTCTGGAAATATATAGAAAAAGAGCAATTATATTTTAGTTAGCCCCTCGCGGGGCTTAGGGCTATTTTACGTACGTAACACTACCAGTTTTTTTATCAACAGTATGCATGTTGTATGTTTTTTCTCCTGCTTTTTCAGCCAAATAACTATCACCAGTTTTAGTATTATAAAGAATAGCACCATGAATACCCCTGGGATCTACAGTTTTAGTTACACAACCTGTTAAAATCAATAAAATTAAACAAACAAATAACTTTTTCATACTATTTACTCCTTTTTCCTGTACATGAAATAATGTCTTCAAGTAAAAACATAAAAGGCCACTGATTCCTACCATCACCTGAATAATCCTCTATGAATTCAACTTGTATTTCCGGTAAATCCCTACAAGCCCATGCAATTTCATTTAGTGGCGGCGGCTGTGGCATGTTTGTATGCCCACATTCGATCGTATGAGCTTGAGCTGCAAACATATGTTCAACAATTGATGTTTGCACATATAGAAAAGCTTCATGTCGACATGAACATTTAAAACTTACACTCTTTGATTCTTTTAAATAAACACAGTCATTACATACGTTAACCATTTTGTTCCTTTACTCCTTATTTTTATATTCTTTGATTATGTTTTGTGCTTTTAGAACTACACAATCTTCATGGTGTCCTTCGTAAACATCACACTGGCAGTAGGAGCATTCTATATGTGAAAGAATATTATCATCGAAAACACCATAAGTAGATCTGTCAATAAGATTTTTTGCTACTTCTATTACATCTTCCTTTTTCATATTACACCTTCTTGTTCAAACGACCTAAAAATGTAACACCGGCGATATATTTCAATTCACGAATTACTTTTTTCTTGAATTTATCGACGACTACGACAATAAGTTTTTCGAATTCAACCAAGTCTTTACATACCACATAAGTAACACCTTGGTATTGAATAACGTCTCTCGTTGTTAATTCCCCTGCGTATACTAACATGATTTACCTCCTTGGTTATACCCGGCGAACCGGGCGTTTAATGTTTATCCTTTTTTAGTAAACTCAACTGCTGAACGAACTATCTCGACGGTGTATTCTCCGTCTTTAATTAATCTTACTATTACCATAGGTATTGAATATGATGTAAGATCGACACTATTAAGTTGAACAAGGCCAAATGTTGGATGTGTTAACATATCACCAGGGCGGATAAGTCTTCCGTCTCTATCGATTGTTTCTTCAGGTGCTTTTATTCTTTTCATGATAATCTCCTTGGTTGTTGATCATGACTCATAATAACACGGTAGGTTTACAGTGTCAACCCTTTAATTAAAATAAAGTAAAATTAAATTGACAGCGTACGACATAACCTATATATTATCGATATGGATAACACTTTCTTAATAGCACAAAAAGCAACAATAGAAGCTCAAATAATCGCATACCAAACAGCGGCGGCGTCTCTTGCTTCAGGCGCTATAGAGTCTTATACATTAGATACTGGACAGACTCGTCAAACCGTAACAAAAATTAATGTTGCGTCATTACAACGGACTATAAACAGTTTATATAACCAACTTGCAACTATATGCGCGCGGTTGGAAGGCGGAACAACATTAGTGAGGCCAAATTGGTAAAAATATTTGGGTTTACATTCGGTAAAAAACCAGTAGATACAGAAACTAATACCATACCTGTAGATAAACTAAATCCTTTTGCATATGCTGGACAGAATAACACATCAGACTACCAGGATTCAATCTGGGATGGTGGTAAATTCTCCGGGGGTTTTGGACCTACACAATTACAACAGATTGATTACTGGACACTACGTGCGAGATCTGAACAATTATTCAACGAAAATTTATATGCCGCCGGATTAATTAAAAGGCTTGTAACCAATATTATAAATACGGGTTTAATGCCAGAAGCCTGCCCATTTGAAAAAATAATTGGAGTACCAGAGGATAGTTTAAACGAATGGGCAGAGACGGTAGAAACCCGCTTCGGAATATGGGGAAAAAATCCTTTAGTATGTGATTATAATCAAGCAAATACCTGGGGTGCTATACAAAGAGCAGCTAAGACAGCAGCTTTAATCTCAGGTGACGTACTGGTAGTTATGAGACATTCGAAGGTTACTAACACACCTATGATTCAGTTAATATCAGGTAATAAAGTTCAGACACCTTATTTTTCAGAAAAAACAAAATTAAATAAGAAACATGAAATTAAACACGGTGTAGAATTTGATAGTAAAAAACGAGTTGTTGCATACTGGGTACGACAAGATGACTTAAAAACAAAACGTATTCCAGCATATGGAAAAAAAACCGGTCGTAAAATATCCTGGTTAGTTTTCGGGAGTGATAAACGTTTTGATGACGTTCGCGGGACCCCTATTTTATCATTAGTTTTACAATCTCTAAAAGAGGTCGATCGTTATAGAGACTCTACGCAACGGAAAGCCGTTGTGAATTCCATTTTAGCTATGTTCATAAAGAAAACAGATGATAAAATGGGGACTCTACCAATTCAAGGCGGGGCGGTTCGCCGGGACGCTGTATCAATAACAGATAGTGATGGTCAAGCACGAAAATTTAATATCGCCAGTCAAATACCAGGAATGGTTATTGAAGAATTGCAAACAGGGGAAGAACCAGTTTTAAAAGGCGGAGAGGGTACAGACATTAATTTTCCTATTTTTGAAGCCGCTATAATTCAAGCTGTAGCCTGGTCAAATGAAGTACCCCCGGAAATTTTAACGTTGGCTTTCTCTAATAACTACAGCGCCAGTCAAGCTGCTATAAACGAATTCAAAATATTTTTAAATAAAGAGTGGTCTGCTTTCGGTGAATTTTTCTGCACTCCTATTTATATTGAATGGTTAATATCAGAAGTTTTGCTCCAAAAAATAAAAACTCCCGGATTTTTAGAAGCGTGGCGAAATCCTGTTGAATATGATGTGTTCGGAGCATGGACATCAGTTGAATGGTATGGATCAATAAAACCATCTACTGATATGCTTAAACAAGCCAAAGGCAGTAAAATGTTAATCGACGAAGGTTGGTCCACAAATGCCAGGGAAGCCAGAGGAATCACAGGAACTAAATTTTCGAAAAATATAAAACGTCTTAAGCAGGAAAATTTATTAAAAATAGAAGCAATGCGACCAATGTTAGAACTTGAACAAGAGTTTGGACCAAAAGAAACCACTGACATAGCAGACGTAAAGGATGTTAAATGAATAACGGTCTTACAATAGGAAATGGAGGCAGAAATATAAATGAGTTACCTTATGGTACGCAAACTTTACGTGTGTCTTATAAAGACGCCGACGAAATCTACATACATACAGGACAAATACATATAAATGATGGTTTAGACCGCTATTTTAATGTAACATCAGATATAACTAAACAACTAACTTCTGTATCTAATAGTACCTTCTATGCTATTTATATAGACCCACCTACGACTTCTACGGTAACTACTACTGATGTAGAGTATTCCGATACAATGCCAACGTTGAACGCAAGTAAATACGGTTATTATCATCCTACAAACACCACATGGCGGTGTATAGGATTTGTTTATATTAATGGTTCCGGTAACATATATCCGTTTTATACTGGCGGTAGGGCTTTTTATATAAAAGGTAAAATAAATGATTTTGTATGGGCGGCTGTTTCTGGGACTGATGTTATTTGTACTATACCAATGGGCGGTATGATTGTTATTGGTGAATGGATGGTTGATGCGGGTTCAACAAACACACATGTATCCACTGGTGGTGAAACTAATGAAGATATACATCAGTATACCGTAGCTGGTAGGGGTGCAATAAATATAGAGATATTAACAGATTCATCAAAACAAATAAATTTATCTGCTTCTGGTTCTATAAATATGCAATACTTCACACGTGGTTTTTTTATGCAAGATGAAATTTACACAAAATAAAGGATTATATAATGGCGTCAAAAGATTTAGAGAATAGAATTAGAAGGATCGAAATTTTATTAAATCTCGAAGATATACCAAATGACTGGAGAGTAACAAAAAAAAGAATAAATGACCTCGAAAAGAAACTTAAATATAAATACCAGGCAAAAGATAAATTAGTTATAGCGTTTGGAGAAAGCATTCAAGAAGAGGAAGACTAATGGTGTGTAATGGGTCTATAATAGGAAACGGAGCAGGTGGAGCAGATTGTGCTTGTTTTAATGATCTTCCTGATCCTGATGGCGGTTTTATTTCACTCGAAGATAAAGTTTATGATCTTCAGTTGCGGACTGTTACTATATCTGATCCAATCAGATTTCCGGAGGATAGTAATTGTAAATTAATAAATGGTACAATCATATATGAGGGAGCGGGTGTATTGTTTGATACGCCTGAAATGGGATCTCGTGTCAAAAGAATATCAGATATATTTGCAATATTTACAGGTGGTGGTACTTTATTTGATATAACATCAACAACCCCACAAGGTGCGCTTGTTATAGATAACTTTGCAGCATTAAGCCCAGGTTCAGTAGGATCTGTTAATGGTGGGGTTTTTTCTATAACAACATCACGGTTTATCACTATAGGCACTGGATTAACTTTATCAAACCTATCTATAACAAATATAGCGGGTTTATTGATGACTGGAACAAACCAATCTACAACATTCATCTCATGGGAAGGTACAACACAAGGCGATATTGATATTGTAAGCTATGCACCTACAATTCAAGGCAATGAAATAGCTATTAATTTTGATTCTGGTACATCATTTAATAACGTTACAGCTCATGGCTGTACTATTGGTTTATCTGGATCAGCAACAATTGATAATGTTTTCGAGGCAGGTTCATTGGATCAAACCGAAATCGGGTTTAAATTTACAGGCAACACAAATATATCAGACTCTACTGTATCAGCAAGAATAGGTTTTCAAAATAACACTACTGAAACGGTTATAGATCAAACAGGAGTTCCTGTACGTATTAATGGAACATATGTTGATGGATTTCAGGAACGAACATCATATACATCAGATGGGAAAATTATAAGCGAAAGTCCAGAATCAATCACTGCTGATATTACCGCTTATATATCCATCGAACCAGTAACAGGTGTCAACATACTAATGGGCTGTTATATAACTCACACGCAATCAGAAACATATGAAGTCACGTATACAAATGGAACAAACATAATTAATCGTGTTGGACATGGTTTGGCTAATGATACATCAATAAGACTCTCTACTGACGGGACATTGCCCGCTGAAATTAGAGAAGATCAATTTTATTGGATTGTGAACACAGCAGCAGATACGTTTCAAGTGTCTAATACCAAAGGTGGGGCGGTGCACACATTTACAGATGACGGCAGTGGAACACATTATTATGCTCTCGGAGAATATATTGAATATAGCGAGATAACAACTTCACCATCAAGCAATAGTCCAGGTAATTTGACCATTGGAGCAAAAATAGATTATTCATCTGGTGATGAAATAGAAGTTTTCGTAGATAACCATGACACAACGTCAAATATATTAGGAACAAATATTAATGTGGTATTAGGTAAAGGATAAAATATGGCAAATCCAGTTTCAGTAACATGTCTCGCAGATGTTTGGACAAAAGTGGCTACTAATGTCACTTCAGGTACTATTTCTAAGCAGATTAATTCACCTGCTAAATATGTACAAACTTATAAACTAACAGGCGAAGCAGCGCCGACAGATGATGATGAAGCAGGGCCTCTTTTTTCATGTGCTGATTACGCAATAATTAACCACAGTGTAGCAATTGACGTGTATGTAAAAGCTATAACAACTGCAGGAGCAGTAAGGGTGGACTTATAATGGCGGAAAAATTTACACTTGATGGTGAAGTCGGGTGGGAAATAAATACCCGAGTTGTAAAAGCGATATTACATAAAGCAGGGGGTAAAGATATCATAGTTGATTTTTCATCCCCTGGGGGCGCTGTTTATACCGGAATAAAAGTTTTTAATATGTTTAAAAATTATTCTGGAAAAGTGACTTTTAATTTAGTGGGGCTGGCGGCGTCAATGGGTTCCTATATACCCTTAGCTGGTGATGAAATAACAGCCGAAGCAAACGCAATTTTTATGATTCACAATGTGTGGACTTATACATCCGGCGATTATAAAGAATTAAGAAAGTCAGCAGATATTGTTGAACGTCTTTCGCAGATGTTAGCAAAAGAATACACTAAAAAAACCGGCATTAATGCAGAATCTATAGCAAAGATGATGGACGACGAAACATATTTAATAGGCGGTGCAGCTATCTTAGAGAGCGGATTTGTGGATTCGGTGAACGGTGAAGAAGACTTGAATCCTGATTCGAAAATCATTGCACTTGCTGCAGCGAAAGAATCTTTTAATGCAAGCATGAAAAAATTAAGAGATGAAGAACCAGACGATTATGACCAGGTAGCAGCGTTGTTACCGGATTTAGAATGTAATGCAGGTTCCCTGCTTACAGATATTAAAAAACCTGCAAAAGCAGAAAGCAGGGATAACCGCATTAAAAAGGAGAAAACAATGGACATCAATGAATTGAAAGCAAAACATCCAGAAATTTATGCTGCGTTAATCGAAGAAGGACACAAACAAGGTGTGCTTGCTGAACGCGACAGAGTAAATGCGCATCTGACTCTTGGGAATGCTTCAGGCGATACGAAAACAGCGTTTGCCGCAATCGAAGATGGTTCGGTCATGACTGCGACTATTCAAGCAAAATACATGGCCGCCGGGATGAACAAACGTGATATGCAAGATCGCGTGGAAGATGATAAAGAAGCTACTCCGGCAGACGATGTAAACACTGATAAAGACGTTGAAACAGAAGCAGAAGCAGTTGCGGCAGCAATAGAAGAAAAATTTGGTGTAGCCCCGGAAGCAGATTAATTTAAACTCAAAATAATGGAGTAAAAAAAAAACATGGCTAATTTAACAATAACAAATTTAGACATCGGAACAGTGCTTCTGAATGATGCAGAATTTGAAGACGCTACCTTATCAGTGTCAAGTTCTACAACGTACAAAGAAGGTACTCTTCTTGGACGCAAAGTGTTAAACGATGCGGTTACAGCAGCAGCAGATGCTGGTAATACAGGTGACGGTACTGTAACATTGTCAACAGTTGCGGATGGTCCTATCGTCCCATTAGTAGGTGCACATAATCTTGAATGTACATCAGTTGCGGTTGCAAAAGGTACAGCAACGGCAACAGCAGCGGCTGATGGTGGCAACACAGGTGACGGTACTGTAACGGCCTTGGTTATAACAGCCGATAAAAAAGGTTTAGAGCCAGGGGCTTATAATCTTGAAATGACTGAACTTGGAACAAAAGGCGGTGTTGCAGTAGGGGCTGCGGTTGCCACAGGTACAGGTAATGGTACAGCATCTGCTGTTGTAGCCGGTGCGGTAGCTAAAGCAGGCGCGTACATAGCTACTTGTACAGATGCTTCTGTTTCTGGTTCTGAAATTTTCCAAGTAATCGACCCAGATGGTCAAGTGCTTGAGGATTTGACAGTCGGTGTTGCATATCTTAACAGTCATTTTGGTATAACAATTTCAGATGGTTCAACGGACTTTATCGTTGGTGATTACTGGACTATTACCATCACTGATACTGGCGGTGTTTTTAAATTAGTTGATCCGAGTGGATCAATAATCGACAGTAACATTATAATGGATGCAGGAGCGTTACAAGCAACAGCAATTGAAGTTGCAGGAATAGCGTTCACTATAACCGCCGGTGCAACAGATTTTATCGTTGGTGATAAATTTGCAGTGACTGTTGCTAATACAGTCGGTTTGTGGAAACTGGAAGATCCTAACGGCGCTTTAATAGCATCGAATATCGAAATGGCAGCAGGGGCACTACAAGCAACCGCAATTGAAGTTGCTGGATTAAAATTTACTCTCACAGATGGTGCGACAGATTTTATAGTCGGTGATAAATTTTCTCTGACAACTGTTTCCAACGGCAACATGGTTGTTTTCGAAAAAGACGGAGCAGGCGGAGCGCAAATTCCATTGGCTATTCTTACTTATGAGATAATCACAGGTGCTGTAAGTTCAGTTGTTATTCGAGCTGGAATTAAAGGTACTTACAAAAAAGAAAGATTGGTTATCCATTCGGACACTGACGATAGTAACATAGATAGTGCGGTAAGAGATCAGTTGAGGGATTATGGTCTTGTAGCTACTAACGTTTTCGAACTAAACGATTTAGATAATCAGTAATTTTTAATCAGGAAGGAGTTGAACTATGAGCAACGAAACCACACGTCGAATGATTCGAGTATACAACCAAATGGCAGCAGTTACGCTATTTTTTGCAGGGATGTTTCGCAGTCCCCCTGAAAATTTTTACCCAGGAAAAGAAGTGGAATTTGACATCATAAGATCAGAAGAAGACGTCTCAATTGCTGTTACTGATCTTTCGACGGGATACCGTATGAACGAAGGTTCCATCTACACTAACAAGAGTTTTATTGCACCGATTCACAAAGAAGCTATTGCAATGAACTCGGTTCAGTTACTCAACAGAACACCAGGGAAAAACCCATTTGAAAGTCCTCGATACAGGACTGATTTAATCGCGTATATGTATAACAACATGGTAAAAGTCGAAGCAAAAATAAGAAGGGCTATAGAACTACAAGCATCTCAAGTTTTGCAGACAGGAACAGTAACATTGACAAATGAGACAGGTGCTTCTATTTATACCATCGATTTTAAACCGAAAGCTACTCATTTTCCTACAGCGAGTACAACATGGGATGCACCAAGCGATGATAAAATGGGGGATCTTGAATCCTTGGCCGATGTGATTAGATCGGATGGTAAGAGAGATGTTGACCGTTTTATTTTTGGGGAAACAGCTTTTAAATCTTTTATTAAAGATACTACTGTTTTGGCCGCTCTTGATAACCGTCGTATTAACAGAGGTATGATAGATAAACCAGTTATGCGCGGGCAAGGTGGGAGATTCCATGGTTGGATCGCTATAGGCTCTTATGTATATGAGATGTGGACATACACAGGAAAATACAAGCATCCGCAAACAGGAGTTATTACACCATATCTTGATCCAGCAAAAGTGATTGCAATATCAGACGGTGTCCGTCTTGATGCTACATTCGGCGGTATTCCTAATATCGGAAAACTTCTTGGTGTCGGAAGAGCGCAATTACTTCCGGAACTTCCTGGCCGTATAACTAATGCAGCGGGCGGCATGGATCTACATCCTAATGTTTGGTTAAGTCCCGACGGTGAGAACATTTTCGCCGGTGTAGGCGCTCGACCTTTGATGATCCCAACAGCAATTGATCAATACGGCTGTCTTGATACTGGTCTATAATTAATCAGGCGGCTCCGGCCGCCTAAATTTAAACAAAGGTGAAACCTATGCCAGTAACTAAGAAAACTAAAAAAGTAAAAAAAGTAAAAAAACCAGCTATTCCGAAAATAAAAGATTTGGACGAGCCAATTAAACCTTTTACCCCAAAACAAACCCCACCTGCTGAACCTATTAAACCGGTTGAGGTTATTAAATCTATATACAAAGTAGCACCTGGTAAATCAATAACATCAAAAAAAGGTATACTTGGACCAGGGGAAGAGGTTAAAACCGAATACATGAGTGGTGGTCAAAAAACAATTGATGACAGGATAAAATCTGGTCATATAATTAAAGGGTCATAATGGGATTACGAGATATAGCAAAAACAGATTTATCTTTAATATTAGCAGACTCAGATTATGGGTTTGCTTATTTAATCACAGTTACTAACCCGGCAGGTACATCAACCCCGTCGGGTTTTACTGGTTTTTCAAATGATATATCTCAAATTATAGATCCAGATACCGGTGAAGCTGTTTCAGGTCGTTCGGCGACCGTAGCACTTGATATGACTGCTTTAACTGCAGCAGGTTTCAGTACGCTACCAGAAGCAGTAGCTGATGAAGATTTAAAACCATGGATTGTGGTTTTTGATGATATTGAAGGTAGTTCGTATACATTCAAAGTTTCACAATCAAATCCAGACCGTTCCCTTGGTTTAGTAGTATGTCATTTGGAGGCTTATTGTGATACCTGAATTAATTGATAAACAAGATAATTTTGAAATTATTCGCGATCAAATAGCCGCTATTCTCGCTACAGAAATAGCTAATCAAATGACACTGGCTACAGCTGCCGGAAAAGATCCTGACGATTGGAATTTAAAAATATTTGTAGAACGGTCAAACCCCTGGGAAAAATATTTAAATGTTACAGAATGCGCTGATATCTCAGTACCGATTGTAAATGTTTGGTATGATAATTCTAATTTTGATCAGAAATCCAGTGATATTGTGGAAAGACAGACATCTAAATCTATTTTTAATATTGATTGCTATGGTTATGGACGAAGCTCAAACGAACAAGCAGGAGGACACAGTGCGGGCGATAAGAACGCAGCTTTAGCTGTTCAAAAAGCGGTTAGACTCGTAAGAAATATATTAATGGCTGGTGAATATACATATCTCGGTTTACGCGGTGTCGTCGGTATGAGATGGCCTCAATCCATAACAGTATTCCAACCACAAATCGACGCACGTACAATACAGCAGATTGTAGGCGCTCGGATTGCTTTACATGTAAGTTTTAACGAGTTTTCACCGCAAGTTGTTGGCGAAGATTTGGAGCTTGTGTCAACACAAGTAACACGACAAGAAGACGGCGAGGTATTTATTAATGCAGATTATGTATACCCGCTTTAAAAAATCACATACTTGACAGTGACAGATAATTAAATTATGATAATATTAATAAACAAAAGGAGTTAATTATGGGTATAAGTACCGCCGTCGATGCTTCAGCAGTTGCAAGAGTAGTCGGAATACAAACGGAATACAAAGATTTACGGCAGGGAGGTATTTTATTTCTCCCTCAACGCGTAGCGGTTTTTGGGCAAGGTTCAACAGCGTCCACTTATGCCACTACTAAAAGGCAAGTAACAAGTGCTTACGAGGTCGGTACATTATATGGGTTTGGTTCGCCTGTACACCTTGCCGCACGACAACTTTTTCCTGAAAATGGAGACGGTGTCGGAACAATACCTGTGACAATTTACCCACTCGAAGACGATGGTTCAGGTGTAGCAGCAGCCGGAGACATTACCCCGACAGTTTCGCAAACAGTGGCAGCTTCTTATATTGTTTATGTCAACAATATTGCATCAGAACCGTTTGTAATTCCAGCAACAGGGGCCACGGTTGCCACAGTTGTAGCTCAAATAACAGCAGCAATTAATGCTGTTCTTGAAATGCCTGTTATAGCGGCAGACAACACAACAGAAGTGACAATAACCTCCAAATGGGCTGGTCTTTCATCAAATGATATTTACCTTGAAATTGAAGGATCTTTGACCGCCGGAACAACTTTTGCTTTTACACAACCTGTCGGGGGTTTAGTCAATCCAGATATAACAGATGCCCTCGCTCAAGTCGGTAATGTATGGGAAACAATGTGTTTAAATTGCATGGAAATTGCAGATACTACAACACTTGATTTATTCTCAACATTCGGCGATGGTCGGTGGGGTGCGTTAACACGTAAACCTTTAGTAGTTTTTACCGGTAATAATAATGCTACGGTAACACTTGCAACAGCGGTTCCGGATGCTCGAAAAACAGACAAAACAAACTGCGCTATACCGAGTCCCGGATCAAATGATTTACCTCTCGTAACAGCAGCCAGAGCGTTAGCGAGGATCGCTGTGAGAGCAAACAACAGTCCCCCTTATGATTATGGTAGTTTAGATCTGACCGGATTAACACCAGGGACAGACGGCGAACAATGGACGTATGTTCAAAAAGATGTGGCTGTTAAGGCAGGGAGTTCCACAGTTGACGTAAAAGACGGCGTTGTAAATCTTTCGGACACGATCACTTTTTATCATCCGACTGGTGATCCAATTCCCGCTTATCGTTTCGTTGTTGATATCGTCAAACTGCAGAATATTATTTTTAATTTGGATCTGGAATTTGCATCAACTAAATGGGATGGCGCGGCGTTAATTCCTGATGATCAACCGACTGTTGACCCAAACGCTAAGAAGCCAAAAACAGCGGTTGCAGCAGCAGCAGCGATTGTTAACAGTCTGGGTCTTAATGCAATTTTAAGTGATACAAAATCGACCATTCCTGATATCGCCGCCCAGATCAACAGTCAAAATCCGAAAAGGTTGGATATGGTAGTCCCTGTAAAATTGTCCGGAAATACAAACATAATTTCAATCGATCTTGATTTTGGTTTTAATTTTGGAACCGACGCTGTAGTAGCGTAAAGGCAGGTAATATATGACAGCAATTGGTGGAAGTATTGAAAGTGTAACCCTGTCGGGTCGAGAATTTGCCGTGGCAGCTGATGCTGAAGCGCAAAGAAAACTCGGTGGGTGGGAAAATGAAGTGCAAGCAAACGGAGACGGAACAGCGCGGATAATCAAAACTCGTGTCCCTTTCGGGCTTGATGGTCTGACCGTGGCAGTAGATGATAGCCGGGGTGATCATGAGTTTTTACAAGAGTTAGCAAACGAAACAGATTATTGGCCGATGGCTATAACTTACGCGTCTGGTGAAACCTATCAAGGCTCCGGAATCATTGTGGGTGAAATGCAAGTAAGTTCGCAAAATGCTACAGCAGCACTATCTTTAATGGGACCAGGAGAGCTAACAAAACAGTAGAAAAATACAGGGCTTTGCTACGCGGGACGCCCTATCCCTGTACCGGATACATTATCCGGGCGTAGCACTTAACAAAATAGGGCGAGGTATAAAATGAAAACAGAATTAATAAGCAGAGAAGTAGCCGAACAAGAGTTTAATAAATGGGTTGAGGCAATGGACCTGGACCTCGATACATCTGAAATGGATGCAGAAGACCTGACAGGTTTCAACGCACAAAAGAAAAAAATCATGACTGCTATTCAACGCGGCGCCTTAGTTTTCAATGATGATGGCGAAGCGGTTTACACAGCGCAGAATGATCGATCTAAACATAAAGATCCAATTACTTTTCATGAAAGAACTGGCGCTTCAATTATGGCAATGGACGGAAAGAAAAAAGGCCACGACGCTGCTAAAATGTATGCGGTTCTTGCAGATATGTGTAAAGTCCATCCCAAAGTATTTGCCACATTTGTTGGGATTGACGTAAAAGTTTCAGAAGCTATTTTCTCGCTTTTAATGGCGTAGTCGCATGTCACGTTGTACGGCATGGGGTAGATTACAAAATTCCAGGAGGTAACAACACGTTTCAAGCAGTATACACGGAAATGTTATTACAAGTAACCCGAGATTATCCAGGACTACCAGATGTCAGAACATTAAAAGCCTCCGAAATCCGTTTCTTTTATGACGGACTACGGGCAGAATTAAAAGAACATACAAAACCAAAGGGGTAATAATGGCAGGTCGTTTCAGTGTCGAAGCAGTATTTAAAGCAGTTGACAGGGTAACGGCTCCTGTTTCCCGTATGCAGAACCGTGTCGGTAAATTCACTCGGTCAGCGGACAGGAATTTTAAAAAATTAAATAGGACAGTTGATAAGTTTTCATCAGGCTTGAAGAAAGGAGCGGTTGCTGTAACAGGCGCCGCTCTTATTATGACGGGAGCCTTTACAAATGTTGTGGCTGCGGGGGCTGGCTTTGAACAGGCAATTACAAATGTCGGGGCGGTATCCCTCAAAACCCGGGCAGAGATAGCGCCGCTTGAACAAATGGCGCTACAATTAGGTAAGACCACAAAATTCACAGCTACAGAAGCTGCGAACGCCATGGAAATTTTATCGCGCGCAGGTTTTAAAACTCAGGAAATTTTACAGGCAACACCTGCGATATTAAGTGCCGCCGCTGCATCTGGTTTAGAGATTGCAGAAGTAGCAGACCATGTATCAAATGCCCTAAAAGGCATGGGACTTGAAACAAGCGAGGCAGCCAGGGTTTCTGATGTTCTTGCTTTAGCTTCTTCCCGAACGAATTCAACAATAGGTTCTCTCGGTGAATCTATACGTAATGTTGCATCAACAGCCAGACAATTAAACATACCGTTCGAAGAAGTAGCAGCAAGTGTGGCTTTACTTCAGGATGTAGGTCTTGATGCCTCTGTTGCAGGTTCGGCATTTAACACAATGCTTACTAAAATGGCCGCTCCGACTGTCGGTATGCAAAAGAAAATGCGACGACTCGGTATTACGTTCAAAGACGCAAAAGGAAATATGCTTCCTTTCCAAAGTGTTATCGGACAGCTTAACAAAGCTTCGAAACGCCTGGGTGGTAATTTTGATCAAGTTGCATTTTTAGCTGAACTCGTCGGACTCAGAGGTCAAAAAGCAGCGGCTAATTTAGGTATGTTATTCGAAACCGGTAAGTTGGAAAAACTTACAAAAGAATTAGAAAATGCAACAGGATCTGCAAAGAAAATGGCGGATCTTAGAATGAATACTTTTTCCGGTAGTATGTTATTACTTGGTTCTGCGATTGATGCGGTAAAAGTTAAAATTTTCGGAATGAACGAAGGCCCTCTTAAAGATGTAGTTGACCGGATGACAGCGTGGGTAAGTGCTAATGAAAATTTAATAGCTACTAAAATTGGAGATTTTCTCACATTAATAGTAAACAATCTCGAAAATATAGTAAAATGGGCGAAACGTATTGGAATAGCACTTGCTGTATTTACTTCGTTAGTAGTTGTTTTAAAGACATTAGCGTTGATCATAGCGGTTGTTAATGGTTTGATGTTAATGAACCCTATCGGCCTTATTATAATTGGTATAACAGCTTTAATAGCAGCGATAACAGCAGTAGTATTCTGGTGGGATGAATTAAAAGCAGCTTTCATGAATTTATCAGGACCGGCAAAAGTCATAGCAGCAATAGTGGCTGGTCCTATTGGTCTTTTGATAGCGGCAGCGGCTTTAGTTATAAAAGCATGGGAACCTATAAAAAATCTTTTTATCAGCATCGGGGAGGTAATAGGACGACAATTCGATAAAATATCAGCCGTTGCTAATGTGGTTAAAAAGTTTTCCGGTTTTGACGCTATGCAGAGTATTGCATCAACTGTTGCTGGTTTTGTAGGCGGTGACAAAGAGGATGAAATTAAACCTGGTGGGAAACAAGACACCCAGATGATAACTCCTCAAGAGCGTGTAGCCCGAAGCATCGAAGAAAAACGAACAACGAATAATTCTGAAATCACACTTCGCGCTGACATGGGAACGAGCGCAGAGGTTACCGGCGGGAGTTTAGGACCGGGATTAAAACTACAGCAGACAGGAGCAATGTAAATGCCTTGGATTGATCGACTTTTAGAAGCAGCATACACATCACCATCTGGTGAACGTTTGGTTTTTTATTATGAAAATGTTTCGAAAGAATTTGATAAGAAAACCACTGCTTTCGACCCAGCGGACGCCGACGGAACATATATACAAGATAATGGATCAACCAGTGATAGGTTTCCGCTTAGAATATTTTTTTGGGGTGCTGAGTATGACGTTGAAGCCGAAGCCTTTGAAACAGCACTGAGAGAGCGGGGGACAGGTAAACTTGATCATCCGATATACGGTGTCAGGGATGTTATTCCTTTTGGTGTCATAAAACGTCGCGATGATTTAAAAACAGCGGCAAATCAAACCATTCTCCAAATCACTTTCCGCGAAACTATAGGACTGGTTTACCCGATAGGTTCCGAAGATCCAGCAAGCGAAGTGGCTGAAGCTGTAGAAGAATACAACGCCGCTGCCGCTGCTGAATTAGAACTCGGGTTATTTCTTAAAACTGTTAATGCTGTCGTAACATTTGGAAACAATGTTGAAGCGTTAGTAGGAACAGTTCAAAGTAATTTACAAGCGATAGCAGATTTTGCAGACGATGTACAAAAACAATTCAATGCAATTGTGGATTCCATAAACAATGGTATAGATATTTTAGTCGAAGCGCCTTTAGCTTTAGCTTTTCAAGTGACCCAAATGATTCAAGCGCCAGCAAGAGCTTTAGCAAGCATAAAAGCCAGGTTAAGTGCTTATGGTGATTTAGCAGAGGCGTTAATATCAGGCAACGGAGCAAGTGTCGGTTCGTCCGGCGGCGAGTTGAATATGAGCAGTAATAACGAGTTGAGGACCACTGATTTATTTGTATCATCTTATGTTACGGGTCAAATAATATCTGTTTTAAATAACCAATTTGTAACAAAAACAGAAGCACTTGAAGCCGCTGACGTAATACTTGAGCAATTTGAAGCAGTTATCGCATGGCGTGACGATAATTTTGAAGCGTTAGAAGTGATTGACACCGGTGAAGCATATCAACAACTGCAGGAAGCAGTATCAATAACAATTGGTTTTCTCGTAGAACTATCATTCACATTGAAACAAGAACGTAGTATTGTTCTGGATCGACCGCGAACTATCATTGATTTAGTTGGGGAATTATATGGAACAGTTGACCAGGAGCTTGATTTTTTAATCACTTCAAATAATTTGAGCGGTGACGAAATCCTCGAACTCCCGGCAGGGAAAGAGATTGTGTATTATATTTGATGTGATTTCAAGTTAGATTTTACAGGGAGGCTCGCTTCTACTCTATCTTTTCTGTTTTTATGATTGACAAAATGCCCGCGTTTTGCTTCTTCAGCACAATAATGTTTGTAACATTTTGTAAGTTTGTCAGAAAGATTAACAAGTCTTTGTTTGATGAATTTTTCACAGCCTGGGTGATCACATTGTTTGTCTGAGTATTTTACTTTCATGTTGTTTTTCTCCTTGATGGTTATTAAAATTAAAGTGAATTATTCACCGTATATTTCTTTTAGTTTTTCCCAGTCTTCTTGTGATATCCAATTAGTGTAATCACCAGTATCTTGATGTATTACTCCTAATGAGCGAAATATTAAATTATAAATGAGGTATAAGGTATATGATGACGTTGCAATAATTGGTTCATCAACCACACCAACAGTTGAAAAATTAACACCTTTTTTATATGTTATCAACCATGTGTTTTTGTTTAATTCAGAGCTTTCATAAAATATTATATCAATTTCATCTTCAATATCAGTAAACGCCTGTTCAAAATTTTTAATGATGTTAGGGTGTTCATACATTTCTTCAGAATAATAATAAAATACTTCGCCCGGCCAAGGTTTAGGTTTTGTATTTGTTTGAACATCACATGTTATACATCCAATAATTTTGATTAAAATAATAAATAATAAAATAATTTTTTTCATGTTGTTTTTCTCCTTGATGGTTATTAAATAAATTAGACGTCCGAGTTTTACCATAATTGGTTTGTTGCTATAATACGGGCTTTAATAGATTTTTTTTATTGCCATCCGGCTGCATAAATCACCTTCCTAATTAAAATTTAAGATGACCCGGACGTCTAAGTTATTTAATCTTTTTGAACATTTCGATAAAAACATTATCGTCAAGAACTACATTCGAAGTATTTTTATGCTTTAACATTTCGATCAACACATCATCATTAAGGATTTCTTCAGCTTTTTCGATTGTTTCTTCAGCATCTGCAATTATTTTTTCAACTTTTGTTTTCATGTTGTTTTCCCTATTATGTTGTTTAATGTTAAGCATGATTCATATTACCATGACAGGTTTACACTGTCAACCCTTTAATTTCATTTTATTTAAAATAAATTGACAATCTACTGTTTTCGGGTTAAATTTAATAATGAGGATTTTTATTGAGAAAAAAAATAAAGCAGGGGGAAAAGTATATGAAAAAATGGAGAATGTAGAAAAGATTATTGTTTTTGATGATTCAAAAGCCGTCTTACAAATAAATAAAGATTTTACGCAGTGTGTTCCGCAGAGGGGCCAAGGCGGCGACGGCAAAGGGCCAAATAAAAAATAATGGCAACTTATACAACATTAAGCGGCGATACTTTTGACCTCATTGCCCGAAAAGAATACGGAACAGAACAAGAAGCCGATAGAATTAAGAAAGCTAATCCTGGACTTGTTGAACCTTTATCCGCTGGTATTTCTGTTATTATCCCCCCTCTTCCAAAAGCCCCTAAAAATAAACCTCAAGAATCTCAAGCAAATGATGTTAATGAAGTTGCTATTTTAATAGGCGGAAAACGTTTTAGATTTTGGACTGCAGTTACCATAAGTAGATCAATTGACTCTTTTGATACTATTGAATTTTCAGCACCTTTTGAACCTGATGAACCAGATTTTCGTGAAACTTTTCGCCCCGGCAGTTTCAAACCTATAGAAATCACTGTCGGTGGGCCTGTTTTATTTACAGGAACTATGATAGGAGTCGCACCTGTTTTATCAAAAGACAAGAAAACTGTATCTGTTACAGGTTACGCGCTGCCTGGTGTTCTTAATGATTGTAACGCCTCCGCGAACGCTTATCCGATTGAATTCGATGGACAGACTCTGAACGAAATAGCTACAACATTAGCAGGACCGTTCGGTTTAAATGTGGTTTTTGATGCTGAAGCAGGTCCTGTGTTTGAACGAGTAAATTGTACGCCTGGAAAAAAAGTCTTAACTTTTCTTGCGGAACTTGCTAAACAAAGAAATTTAATAATAAATAATACTGAAGCAGGAGTGTTAAGATTTACACAATCAGTGGATGTTGGTGGGCCTGTTGCAGTGTTAACGCAAGGCGCATCACCTGTTTTATCAGTAACCCCGACACATGATATGCAACAATATTATAGCCACATAACAGGTATTCAGCCTACAATAATCGGCATACCTGGAGTACAACATACAGAGAAAAACCCTTTTCTTTCAGGAGCCGTACGCCCGTTGACATTCGAAGCGCCTGATACAGTTGATTCAAATGTTCCTGAGTCCGTAAGAGCTAAAATAGGTCGAATGTTTGGAAATATTGTTTCTTACTCTGTATCGGTTTCGACGTGGCGCGATCCTGATGGAAATCTATGGGAACCTAATACAACAATTAAATTAACAGCACCAGGCGCTATGATATATAACACCTATGAATTTATAATACGCTCAGTTAGTTTTAATAAAACAGGCTCATCAGAATCAACTGTTTTGACATTAACACTACCTGGGGCTTTTTCAGGAGAAATACCGGAGGCTTTACCATGGGACGAATAAACACCATACTATCATTTATAAGAGTCCTGCGTAATGACGCTAAAGTAACAGATGTAAAATGTAATCCAGGTGGTGGTGCTAACATTACTGCCGAACATTTTGCACCACCAGGCGACGACTCCTTTCCTTTGACAACTGATGTGGCTTTAACCGTACCAAGAACAGGAAGTGGTAGAGAGGCAGCAGTCGGTTATTTAGATCCCTCAAGCGAACAAAAAGCAGAAGAAGGGGAAAAAAGAATTTACGCGAGAGATAGTTCAGGTGCTGAAGTCGCGGAAGTTTGGTTGAAAAATGATGGAACAATCACCCTTGAAAATGATGAAGCTGATATAACAATAAGTCCTGATGGAACAACAACAAGCACTGTTGGCTCTTTATCTTTTACGTTAACACCAACTGGAACAAGTACACTAACGAACGGTTCAGGAACCATACAATTATTAGCAAATGGTGATGTTGATATAAATGGAGTTATCATAACAGCAGCAGGAACAATAACAACCGCCGCCGGTATTGATTTGGATACACATGTACATCCACAAGGTAATGACAGTGCTAATGATGTGCAACAACCTACAGGAGTACCTGTATAATGACACAACAAGGTGATGTATTATTATATCAAACAATTGATGATGGTGAAATAACAGTCGAAGATGGTTTAATTACTATGACTTCTGGTTTCGAAACGGCTGCATATCTTGCTCTTTTTGGTGGGAATGAAGACGACGACGGGAGTCAAGACACTAATAAAAACTGGTGGGGTAACCTCGATGAAACCGATACAAATAAACAATATCGAAGTGAGACTCAAAATCTATTACGATCTATACCCGCAACAGTCAATAATTTAAAACGGATCGGAAAAGCAGCCGAAAGAGATCTCGCTTTTTTCGTTACCACAGGTGTCGCTTCGAGTATTGCAGTTGTGGTTAGTATGCCAGGGTTGAATAAAATTTCAATTTCGTGTAAGATAATAGCAAAAGGTAAAGAGTCAGATTTTAAATTTATAGAAAATTGGAAGGCGGTATCATGAGTCTAATCACACCAACTACCAAAGAAATATCCGATAATATTATTGCTTCTTTAGAAGCTGCATTCAGTCAAACCATTCCGCTACTATCGAAAGCTTTTTTCCGTGTATTATCAAAAACACTTGGAGCTGTTTTTATCCTGCTTTATAAATATGGTGGGTTTATTTTCCTGCAAATGTTTGTACAATCTGCAAGCGCTATAGATACCACTATTCTTGGTGTAACGGTTAACCCTTTGACTTTTTGGGGTCGGTTGATTGGAGTAGGGGAGCCGGTTGCAGCAACAAGTGCTGAACTCACAATTGACATAACGGTCGAAACGCAAGTAGGATCTTTACCCTCTGGAACACAACTTGTAAGTGCTTTAAATGGAGTAACATACCTAACAGTCGGTGCAGTTGCTTTAAGTGCTGCAACAGTTCCGGCTACTATTTTAGCTGCTTCAGATCAAAGCGGAGGTGGTGGCGCGGGAGCAATCGGAAATCTTGAAATAGGAGCTACTGTTAGTTTTGCTAATCCATTAGCTAATGTAGCGAGAGACGCGGTTGTCACAGCGCAGACCGTAACAGGAGCGGATGCAGAAAGTACTGACGCTTACCGACAGCGGATAATTGATCGATTCCAAAGACGACCACAAGGTGGGGCATATTCTGATTACGAAATATGGGGTGAAGAAGTAGCGGGTATTTTAAATGTCTACCCATACACATCTGACTGTCCTGGTCAAGTAGATTGTTATTGTGAAGCTACAGTCGCCAGCTCCGGCAGTGCGGACGGGATACCAACAACAGCACAATTAGAAGCTGTCCTCGCTTCGATTGAATATGATGATAATGGACTTGCATCAAGACGTCCGGCAGGGGCGCTGGCTAATACGTTTCCAATTACCCGGACCGGTTTTGATGTAACAGTTTCCGGGATATCCGGTGTTGATGATATTGCGCAGGTCGAAAGCGACGTTGAAGATGCTATTGAAGAATTCTTTTATAACCGAGAGCCATATATTGTAGGGCTGGCAGTACCACCCAGACGTGACAGAATAACACAAACGGCTGTTGGTGGGGTAGTTGACGATGTAGTAACGGCAGCAGGAGGTATATTTACTGGTGTGGTTATTGAACTATCATCAGTTGTTACACCGGTTTATACTTTAGGTATAGGTGAAAAAGCTAAAACAACGGTGACGTTTATATGATCTTTAAACATTTATTACCACAGGCGCGAGCCTGGCAATTGACTATAAACAAGCAATTAAAACAATTTTTTGAAGGGTTGACGGTTGCTTTAATTGATGATACACGAACATTTTTAGATGAGATCTTTCAAGATATTGATCCCGCTGAAACACGGGAGTTAGACACATGGGAAACTCAATTTGGTTTACCTAACACCAGTTTAAGTGAAGCGGATCGTCGAAATAGACTCGATGCCGCTTGGAAAGCAACAGGCGGGCAAAGTCCAAGGTATATACAAGATACTTTACAGGATAACGGTTTTGATGTATATGTCCACGAATGGTGGGTTCCAGGAACAGAACCGGCGGTTGGGGTAAAATCTTGTGTGGCTGCAAGGAATGCGGCGACAATATTAGTGTCACCGAAATATCCATTAGTAAATATTGTTTTAGAAACCACACCTGATTTAATAGTTTTAGCTGGTGAAGCAATTGCTCAAGCTGGTGAAGTAGATGCGCAGGCGGGTAATTATATTGATTTCAAGGATGCTCGTAGGGAATATGTAACACCGCTCAATTCTGATCAGCATCACTATTTTTTATATATAGGAGCTGCCAGTTTTGGTACATTAGCGCAAATCGATTCTGGTCGTCGTGATGAGTTTGAAGCGCTATGTTTGAAAATATGCCCGTGTCATTTATGGCTCGGGATGATCGTTGAATACGTATAACAGGAGGTAGAAAATGTTAAATTATGCTTCAAAATATCCGACTCAAACAACTGCGCCAGACGCTAATTATCCACTTGGAGGTGCGCAGAATGTCACCAGTCCTGGTGACGGGACAGGGACTCCATGGGATGAGGAGTTAATAAATGATATAATTGGATTTTTTCAAGCACTTATAACAGAAACAGGGGTCATAGTTTCAGGAAACGCTGAGACGGCGGTTGCTTCTGATTTATGGGATGCTTTAAAATTGATTTACTCTTATTTGAACGCTAATAAATTAATAGAAAATGATACAAGTGCGTCGCCAGGGAGTGCTGAAATTGGAAACGGTTACAAAGCGGGTCAATTTTATGGTACGTCCGCTGTAGGTGGTCAATATTATGGCAGGGCTGCATCCGGGGGTCAATATTATGGCAGTGCGGCCACAGGAGCGATTGAAGTCGGGGCAACCACGGGTTCAGCCGCAACAAAAAAATTAATATCAGGTGCTAAAGTGGCAACTTTTGAAGATATTATTGACTCAGCTACACCGTGGGGTTCATGGCAAACAATATCTTATAATACAGGGACCACCGTGCCAGGTTCAAGTTTTTACAGACAAAGCATGGTTTGCAGAAAATCAAGTGATGGTAAAAACGTTCAGATAAGCGGGGCATTTAATCACGCATCTGGATCTAATATAATCGGAACATTACCGTCTGGATACAGACCAGCAAACCTCGTCGGTTTTTGTGGTGCAAAAGTATCTGGTGATCTCCAAGCCTGTCAAATGACTGTTAACACAAATGGAGAAATCAAAGTTTATAATGATGATAATGTAGATATAGCTTTTGAAGCAACAATACCATTAGATTAATTAAGGAGAAACAAACATGAAAAAATTAATTTTAGTAGCATATTGTTTAATTTTAGTAGCTTGTGTGACTATCAGTAAAAAACCAAGTGTTTGTATCACAGTGGATCAACCATCTTATTTATGTGAGGTAGCGGAAAAACATGACATAAAACTTGAAGATATTGGAGTAATTCTGGTTATAGCTAACGCCGTAGCAATAGGCGAAGGTGCTTATGATGTAGATGACGCTATCAATGTCTTAGATAATCTTATCGAAGCGGTACAAAACCCGGTATCTTATTTATTTATAAAAAGTGAAATTAAAAAACATACTATGAAATATCCAGGGTTATTTATAGTAGCAGAAGTTTATCTTGATGAGTTTTCAAATCCACAAATCATGACACGGTTTGATCAGGATATATTATTAAGTTGGTTTCAGGCACGTAGGCGCGGTTTGGAGGCGCTAAAATGATAAAAGCTGAGGCGAAGCAGTTAGGACTTGATGCGCCGTCGTCTTTTTGGATAACCGATGAACCCACCCTCGCAATGATAACAGGGGGGTGTGGTCCCGGGGCGTTAGGTAACTTCGGATGGTTTGATGCGATTTGGGGTTTAAATGTAAGACCAGCATGCGCAATTCACGACTTTGAGTATGGTATCGGTACAACGTTGCTACAAAAAAATATAGCTGATTTACGCATGTTTAACAATATGATGTTGATTATAAATAATCAATCTCAATCTCGTATACTTAGATGTCTAAGACGTTACAGGGCGACGAGCTATTATAATGCGGTATCAGAAGGTGGTTTGGAAGCTTTTTCGGAGGCTACAATAATGGAAGATATGCCCGTAACATACAGAACACCGTATCATGCTCCTTGGTATCAAGTCGCTTTAAGTGAATTAAGCTTTGGTGTTTCTGAAAAATCTGGAATTGAGATACATAATCCTAAAATAGTTGAATATCATAAAACTACGAGTCTGAAAGCAAAATCAGATGAGGTTGCTTGGTGTTCTTCGTTTGTCAACTGGTGTATGTATAAATCAAATGTGACCAGGACGAACAAAGCTAACGCTCGATCTTGGTTATCATGGGGTGTTCCTATTGATAAACCTCGCATAGGCTGCGTGGTGATTTTTAAACGGGGTTTATCTAAGAAACAAGGGCATGTAGGATTTTACGCTGGGCCTGATGAAGATAAAAATGTTATTCGTTGTCTTGGTGGAAATCAGAAAAATAAAGTTTGTATTTCTGTATATCCAAAAAGTAAAGTAATAGGTTATCGTTGGGTGGAGTTAACGTTATAAAATGAGGAACATGAAATTGATTGATAAAATAGGGCAAAAAACAGGAGCGGTTACAGGTGGCGGGGCACTTTTAACCGGTGTTAGTACTTATATGGATTTTTTACCAGGTTTATTAGGTATTATAGCATCGATAACAGGTATTATTTTATCAGTTGTGGTTATCTATTGCACTATTACTAAAAGTCGTTTAGAAAAGCGTTTATTACGTGATAAAATTGCAGAAATAGAAGGGACCCCGCCGAAACGGGGTTAGTGTGTTAAACGCGACGTGCTACATATTCTAATGTTTTAATGTGTCGTTCGCAACGGTCTGCAAAAGCAGCCTGTTTATTTTCAGCTTGTATTCTCGTGGAATAATCAGAAGGATAAGGATGTCGAAGACGTCTTTTACAGCAAGGTGTAGTTGAATACCTTTTTCCATGATGTCTTAAATGTGTTATATACTCTGGTATCATAAACCTCCGACCGGATAAAATGATGTTTTTCATAACGTTCTCCTTTTTAATAGGTTATATATTTACTCTATACCCTATGGTTTACACTGTCAACCTTTTATTTTAAAGACCATTTCATTTCCTTAAAAAAACTGAACGCGTCTTGAACGTCATTTATATCAATTTTATTCTCATCACAAAACTGTTTAATTTTTTCCACTATATCACAAAGATGTTCCATTTTGGCTTCACCTGCGTCATAAAGATCTTGTATTTTCGATTCCATATATTCCATATTTTTAATCCTTTCTATACCGTTTGCCCCGCCAGCCGTCGGATGCTCGAACCGGCCATCCTCCGGCCCAGGCAGGTACTGTTCCCATTATACGTTCAAGTTCTTCGATACTGCCAAAACCTTCAGGCACTTCCGCCACAAGCTCATCATGTACCCGTAAAACAACCGGATAACCAGCCCGCCATAAATGCGGTATAGAGTGGAACATAAGATCTCTTGCTGTCGCTTGCACAGCTCCTTGCATGAGATCCCCTCCGTACGTCGACATCCTGATCCAACCAATTTTACCTTTTTGGGGATTTGTGTTATAACCCTCAAAACTTATAGCAAGCTGGTCATCCCACCGATGATGTGGTGATAATCGTGGTTTATGATATGTTAACAGGCGACCTGATAATAAACGTAGGTACATTATATCATCTTTTACACCAAACTTCATACCACGGCAATCAAACACTTGTCCCGGGTTTTTTATAGCATTAATTGCCGTCCCTTCCATCCCAAACAGCTCATAATTTTTTGACCATGGGACACCGCGAACCTGACCACCCCATAACTCCACAATTGCAGGGGAAGCGGCGCGCCATGCTTTAATATTATTAATTGCCTCCTCGTCGGTAAAAGTATCAGAGCTATCAAATTGTCTCCATGCACCGATCCATCCGCCGAAACCTAAACCGAGTTCAGCAGGTTTTCCAATATTTTGACGGTCGGGATGTGCTTTTGGGCCGTCAGGATGTGCGAGATATTCTTCATAAGGAGTACCGGTTACTCTACTGGCCGACCTAAGATAAATATCCTCTTTATTATTGAATGCATCTATACGCCATTGCTCACCAGCAAGGACAGCTGTTACAACAGCTTCAATACTGCTATAATCAGAGCATATTAAATCATGCCCTGGTGCTGACGTAAATAAACCTCGTATGCATCCAGATAACGTAAGCAGTGCATCACCAAATACTCTTTCGACTTCGTCAAGGCTTCCCGTTCTGATAACTTCGACAGCATGGTCAACGGCTTCCCATTTCCATCCTGATTTAGTGGTTAATACTGATGCACATCCACAATGTGGGCAGTGTGTGACATGTTGACCATAAGGTTTTTCACACACACCGCACCAGAGTAATTTAGGGCCTGCTTTCACCAGGTTTAAAGGTTGTAAATCTCTACCATTATCACGACCTGTTTTAGCGCCATGGTACACTATAAGGTCATGGACACGACCTTCGCGACTTACCATTCGCTGCATAGCGTATAGTTTTTTAACACCGGCTGAACCTACAAGCTGCCGGATAGTTAACGCGCGATGAGCTACAGAATCCACATCTGTTGTCTTTAGTAGTCGTTTAACATCATCTTTATCCAATGTAGGTGTGGTTATTCCTTGAGTACTTAACCACTCTCTCAGCCGTTGCCCTTGTGATCCTTTTTCAACAGCTCCGCCTGTAATTTGTTTTAACTCTTCATCATATCGTATCAACGCTTGGTTAAGTATTGATACACCAGCATCAATCGTTACTGTATCAAGTGCAATTCCACGGACGTTTGATGCTCTTGTGTATAATTCATGTTCAGTTTCTTCAGGTGATAAATCAGGACAGAGCATAGATACGGCAGATTCCGCCGCAATATCACCAAGACAATAATCATATAATAATTGACCGTCACCGCCAGGTTCATCTTCTGGCCTGATGCGTTTTCGAGGGTCTTTTTTAGTCGGTTTTTTTGGGCAGCCAAATTTTTTAATCAGTCGTTTACCTTCAGTCATTTTTTGAACTTCCGCTCCTGATACCTCTGCTGCAGGTCCAAGCGCCCCTGGATATCCATGCGCCCGGAACTTTGCTGCAGCGTCTTTCAATTGATGCCAAGGTAGCTCTGGCCACCCGAGTTTAGGAGTACAATAGTTTTTCCAGGTCCAGTATTCAAATTGGCAGTTGACCGCTTCGATAAAACCGCCTGTAGCAAGGTAGTCAAACAAATCTTGCGGGTCGGGCGTACCTGGAACCCACAATCTTGGACCAAGGCCATCTTTAAGGTCATAAGCGAGACACATTGCTTCCATCGTCGGATGTTCTGTATAGACGACAGCTCCTACAGCGCTGATACCTTTTTTAGCCGCCCCTGGTGGTTTATAATAATTTTGTTTTTCTTCATCCCAGATGAAACCAGCTTCGGAAAATGTTTCGAAATCCATTTCCGGGAGAACTGTCGCCATGCCACATCCAGCAGTTATTTGTCTACCTTTTAGTAGCTCGGGTATTTTCATGCATCCTCTTCCATTATTTTAAGTTTACGTTGTAGGGACTTAATCGCCTCTTCAATGTCTTGTTTAAGGCTTTTTTTATTTTGCCCTGCGCGAATTATTTTTTTAAAAGCATGAAACATTGCAGGACAAGTTATATTATAAATAATCCCCGCGCGATACGGATCAAACTGAACACCTTTATACATGTAATTATAATAGTCCGGTGTTGGGTCTTCAGGTGCGATAGGTGGTTCTTCAAGGATAGGTTTCCATTGATCGTGATTAATACAAGCTTTTTCACTTAAACAAATATTTATATCCATTGCATCTGCGCAGTTATCACAAGTTTTTTCTTTAGGTTCAAAACAAAAACCAGTTCCTTTGCACTCGTTGCAAGGATCTAAGCGAATATTAGTAGTATAATGTCCACATTTTCTACATTTCGGTTTATCATAAAACATATCATAACTCCTTATTCAACATTGATGCTTGTACGTTTGTATTGTTCTGGTATTTGCCGTTGTATCCTTCGTGATCCTTGGAAACTGTGTGGTAGCAAATTTGACCAATTTTTACGAAAGGATAAATCACTACCGGATGGATGCAAAAAAGCTCAAGGGTCCAATATCCACAGAAACCGACGTCACCAAAACCAGCAGTCACATGCACAGCTATACCCAAACGTCCGATTGATGACCGGCCCTCAATTTTCGGAACGAGATTTCTTGTTTCGGTGTATTCTGCTGTTCGTCCGAGATATAATCTGCCTGGTTCTAACAACAAACCCTCTTCCGGAATTATTATTGAATGTGTTGGATGTTCTTTTTTCATGTCTAAATATTCACAGGTTTCATAACAAAATAATTCGTTATGTAATTTCACATTATAACTGTTGGGGTTGACTTGTTTTTCGTCAAACGGCTTGATTATAATATCCTTGCCTTGCCTTTTCTGGATTTCTTTACCACTAAGTATCACTGTTTACACTCCTTTGATTTTAAAAGTTTTTCTCATTTTAAATTCTTGTTTTTTACCTTTGTTCCATTGCTCAACAGGTCGGTAATATCCCACAATCCGAGAATATACCTCGTTATCAGATCCACATGCGGTACATTGTTTTATTTCGCCAGGTAAATACCCGCACTTAGGACAAACGCTGAATGTGGGTGAAATTGTAAAATAAGGCAATCGGTAGTTATTTGATACTTTACGAATGATGTTTTTCACATTCTCAATATCAGAAATTTCTTCACCTATAAACATGTGCAAGACTGTACCGCCTGTGTATTTTGTTTGAAGTTCGTCTTGTAATTCAAGCACTTCGAAAACATCGTCGGAATAATTCACAGGTAGCTGAGTTGAATTCGTGTACATTTCCTTACCGTCTTTTTGAGCAAGTCGATATCCCGCACCTTCAGCTGGCGTAGCTTCAAGGTTATAAAAATTTCTCGTTTCTTCCTGGAACTCTGTCAATTGATCTCGGATGCAGTCCATCACCTCAAGTGCGAACTTTTGACCATATTTAGTTCCTATGTCCAGACCTGTCATAGACATGCAAGCCTCATTCATTCCTATGATACCAATAGTTGAAAAATGATTTGCCCAATACTTACCAGTTTGTTCTTTGACGCTTCGCAGATAAAACTTTGTATATGGATATAAATTTTTATCGGTGAAATCCTCAATCACCTTTCGTTTTATCTCAAGGCTTGTTTTTGCGATTTGAAGCATTGATTTAAGGTTGTTATAGAAAGCATATAAATGTTTCCTTGACTTTACACCATGAGCCATATGGGGCAAATTAATTGTGACCACACCGATTGAACCGGTAAGTGGATTAGCGCCGAATAAACCCCCGCCTCGCTTCTGTAGCTCTCGTTTATCAAGCCTCAATCTGCAGCACATTGACCTGGCGTCGTCTGGTGACATATCAGAGTTTACAAAGTTTGAGAAATATGGTATACCGTATTTTCCGGTCATTTTCCACAACGGTTCGAGATTGGGGTTATTCCAGTCAAAATCTTTTGTAATATTGTAAGTGGGAATAGGAAAACTGAAAATCCTGCCTTTAGCGTCACCTTTTAACATAACAGTAGCGAACGCTTTGTTCAGAATGTCCATTTCTTCTTGATAATCAGAATAAGTTGTTTCCTGGTGTTTACCGCCTATAATCACAGGTTGATCTTTTAATATCGATGGTATATACAGATCCATAGTAATGTTTGTGAATGGGGTTTGAAAACCGACGCGGGTCGGGACATTCATGTTAAACAAGAATTCTTGAAAACACTGGCAAACTTGATCATATGACAATTTATCATGCCGGATGAAAGGTGCAAGTAATGTATCAAAATTTGAGAGTGCTTGAGCCCCCGATGATTCTCCTTGAAGTGTGTAAAAAAAGTTAATTATCTGCCCGAGTGCTGTTTTAAAATGTTTAGGAGGGCCACTCTCAACTTTACCGACAACCCCTCGGAAACCTGTCAATAATATATCTTGAAGATCCCAACCAACACAATAAACCGCTAAAAGACTTAAATCATGAATATGTATATCACAATTCGTATGTGCGTCACGAACTTCAACCGGATAAATTTTGTTTAACCAATATTCAGATGTAACATTTGATGATATATAATTATTTAACCCTTGGAGTGAGTAACTCATATTACTGTTTTCGTTTACCCGCCAGTCTAATTTATCAAGATATCCGTTTAATAAATCTTCGTTTAATTTATTTTTTACTTTTCGAATTTGTGAACGCTGCTCACGATATAAAATATAAGCTTTGGCTGTTCTGGAAAAAGTCGATTTAAGTAGCTCATGTTCAACAATATCTTGAATGACTTCGATTTCAACTATAGGTGGGTAAGATGATATTACTGACATTATTCTCAAAAAAATAGACTTAATTGCAGACTCTGAATATTCTCCGGTTGCGTCAAAAGCTTTTTTCAATGCAACACGTATTTTTCCGGAATCAAAGTCAACAATATCACCATTTCGCTTTTTTACTTTAATCATTTGCCCTCCAAGTCAACCCATTTTCTATATTTATCTGTTTAACTTCCATTGCTTGAGATTTGCTCCAAATGAAACAAGCGGCGGCCCATGTAGCGCGAATTTTTCTGAAAAATTTTAAGTTTGGGATATCTTGAATATATTTAATATTTCGAACACCGCGCGGGCCATTATTTTTAGTCCGGGTCCTAATAACGTTTTTATTATGTGACAGGATTAAAACACCACGACAATCCAAAATCTGTTTACCTTTATGCTTGAAAAAATACATTATATTAACCTCCGGAGGGGGTGAAATAGCCGCCCGGTATAGCGACGGCTGTATTCATGTTATGCTTTCGGCAGAGCGGCAATTTGTTCCGGTGTATATTTAACTTCTTCGAGTGCCGCGCGAGAATATACCTGACCATTAACATTATAGTTCTCAACTGGCGCAGGAGGGGCAGGTGGTACGGCTGCAGGTGCATTATTCAGAAAATTTGTATGCGGTGGTACGGCTGCTGGTGGTACGGCTGCTGGTGGTACGGCTGCTGGTGGTACGGCTGCTGCTGGTGGTACGGCTGCTGCTGGTGGTACGGCTGCTGCTGGTGGTACAACTGCCGTGTCGATCTGGGCGTTTGCAGGTAATTCACGTGTTGCACCGCCGAAAGCTGCTGTTGCATCAGGTCCATCACCGAGTGAAATAGCAATTCCAGCACGTTCCAAGCTAAACAGAGTAGGATTGATGTAAACACCAGGTGATTGACTCGGAGCATTGCCTTTGACATCCAACATAACACAACAATAGTCACCTGGTTTGATTTCTTTTTCATTTTGGATTTCTTGTTCAGCTGAATACCGATCTTTGTGGTAACTTTTCACATTCCACCGGGTCGAACAGTGTACAATCCAATGACCAGGATACCCTTCACGCTCATTCGGCTTTTTACCGTTTTTGTTAGGGATAGCAGAGTCACCATCTGTTATTTTCCAGGCAAAAGTTGGGGCATTGTATTCCCCCATGGGCCATCCTGTAACAGCTTCATTATATATGATCTGTCCCCATGTTGTCTGATTCCAGTGAGTTTCGGAACCTTTTGCGATAGCCACACCGATATAAGTACTGGTTGCAGGGGTTACTCCATCAGCTTGCATTACAATGGTAGGTGGGGTGGTACGATCATCAGTTACTGGGTTTTTCTTCATCGGATGACCTCCGACGAGACGACCCACAGGTAATAGTAATTCTGTCATAGTAATATTCTCCTATTGTTTTGTTTCGTTATAACTAAAAGCTTTACGCGCTTTTAATCCGTTATCTTCTACGAGTTTTGTACCTTTTTTATTCCGTCCGGCATAATGATTCAGGATGTCCTCCGGTAGTCCTTTTTTCCGGGCTTGATTTGGGGTTATTGCAGTTGGTTTTTTTATTTCTAAACCAAACAGATCCTCTAAAGATAATACTTCTTCAATTGGTTTAATCCATTCTTCGCGGCCTACTGTTGATTTCAACGTCCAACCGGGAACACCTTTACCTTGTTTGATTGTGGCTTCTATTTGACCTTCAAACGCTTCTTTAAGACTTTTAAGCTGTTTCATAGCGCGATTGATGATATTAAGCTGTAAACCCATAGCACCTTCTGATAATTTATGAGTTATTGGCTTAGCTGCTACTTCATAAAGACCCATACCAGCAATAAGAGCTGGTTCACACGCAAAACGAGGATAACAATCCCGGCAATGTTTACCTGTAGTCATTGTCATTCCGTCGCTTAAAGCTTCAATGGCTTTTTCCTTCAGTCGCTCAAAATGGGGCATTAATTGATCTACTGTTACAGACCATTCTCGAATTGGACCTTCAGAACTGTATGAACGGGGTTGTATGATTCGAAAAACAATTTTACAATCATCAGATAATTTTAATTGCTCTATCAAACCTGCTGCATATAGAATACCTTGAATATTTTCAAAAACCTCAACAAACCTATGCCCATATTTATAATCCCAAATGTAAAGAACATGAGCAACAGTATCATACATCCAACAATCTTTCGTACCAAAGCATTCAGGGTGTATATTTGTGATAAATCCTTTATCTTCCACGCCGATTTTGACAAGAGTTTTATCTTGCATTTCATTGTATGTTTTTAAAACATCGGTAGAATAGATTTCAGCATTTTCAATCATTTCGTCTGTAATAACCACACCGTTTGGTGCTATATCGCCTTCTATAATAGGGTTATGGGACCAACCTACTCCCGCTCGTATTCGTTGTTCCCCGACTTCATGTGACGCGACCCCTTCCGCTGCTGCTGTATTATCTTCGGGCTCCGGATACATTTGAACCATTTTTACATGCGCGGTGCAGCCTTTTTCCGCACCCCAAATATGACCGCTTGAAGGTGATAAAACAGAATGTGCGTTTTCCATAATTAAACCCCCGGAAAAAGTTTTGCTGCTACTACAGGTATTAAATCAGGACGTGCACCAAGTAATGGCAGAGATTGTAAACCTATAGCTGCTAACTCCGCATTAATTATTTCTTGTGTGAGTTGACCCGATGCGATAGCAGGAGTCAAAACCGCCACCAACTCCGCAAACGTAGTTATTGGAGCAGCAGGAGGCACAGGCGGAGTTGGTGGTGCGGGTGGCGGAGCAAGATCAACAGTATTAAGAGCAGTAGTCTTATTAAAAACCGTAGATGGAACAAAGGAAGCAGGTGGTGTATCACCGCAACCGCCTGTCGCGAGAGCATATGCTGCTGCAGCATCAGTAGGTGAAGGAATATCCATTGCAGCGCGTAGTTCAGCCGTAACAGTTTCGACGAGTGCTGGATCTACACCACGTTTAATCTTCCATCCATGCGGCGGTTTTGCGTACTTAGTTCGGGTGCTTGCATGTATCCTTATATCATGTGGAATACCATCAGCAAGTTCAACGGTCGTGTCTGTCGGAGGTGGAGGAGGCGGTGCTTGAGTAGAAACATCAGGTGTTTCTGGTGTTGTAACAACTGCTTCTTCTGTCTCAGACTCCTTTATAATAGGCGCTTCACCTTCTGTTTTTAATAGAGCAGAAAGGACCGTAATCAACACCTCTTTAAGATGTGATCCAATTTCAAAAGTAATTACTCCTTTTTCGTTTGGCATTTTTTTTCTCCTGTTTTGTTTTAAAGTTTTTATATTTTGTACTTGTGTT